TAATGAATTTCCTCAATATAAGGCTGCTCGTAAAAAGACTCGCAAGGAGTCTAAAATGGATTGGAAAGAAGCATTCCGTATTATTAATTTAGTATGGGAAGAACTAGGTGAACACTTTCCCTACAAGACTGTTAAAATTGATGGCTGCGAAGCAGACGACGTTATTGGCGTTCTTGTAGAACAAACACAAGAATTTGGCCAGCATGAACCAGTAATAATTATTTCTGCGGATAAAGATTTTGCACAGCTTCAGAAATACAAAAATGTTTCTCAGTTTTCTCCTATGACTAAAAAGTTTATTAAAGAAGATCATCCACGAAAGCAGCTATTAGAACTTGTACTAAAAGGCGATACCGCTGATGGAGTACCTAACGTTTTAAGTGATGATAATGTTTTTGTGAATGGCGGCCGGCAGACTCCATTACGTAAACCTATTATTGAAGCGTTAATGCATGACCCCTCATCGCAAGGAGAAACAGTGTTACGTAATATACAGCGTAATAGAAAACTTATAGATCTTGAGTCAACTCCGGTAGCTCTAAGAGAAAAAATTATATATAGTTATGACGGCCAAAATAAAGCAGGCAATAAAGGAAAAGTATTTCCATATCTTGTCGACAAACGCTGTCGTAGATTATTAGAAGATGTAAAGGATTTTATTTAATATGGTAAACCAAGTTACGTTAATGGTGTATGAAATCATTGAAAAGACTGCTGCAGCCAAAAAACAAAATGAGAAGGTACAAATTCTCAGGCAGCATAAAAACAACTGGGCTCTTAGAGATATTTTAAGAGGCACCTATGATGACGTCGTACAATGGAATTTACCAAAAGGAAAACCTCCTTATGATCCTGCAGATGAAGAAACACATCCAACCAGTTTAACCCAGCACAATAAAAAGTTTATGTACTTTGTAAAAGGTCTTCAAGGAGATCAATTACCAGCAGTTAAACGAGAAAAAATCTTTTTAGATATTATAGAAACCGTGCATCCAAAAGATGCAGAGTTAATGCTTGGAATGATTAACAAGACAAGCATTAAGGGTGTCACCAAGAAAACAGTGGAGGCGGCATTTCCTGATTTGATTGTGAGTAAATAAAATATAAGGAGAACGATTTGAGTAAAATCCAATTTGATAGACTTCGTAACGATTTGGCAGAACTGACAAATTATATTAATAAAGTTAAAAAGAAGGGTAATATAGACCTCGTATCAAAACTCAAACGTAAACAACAATTTTTAGAATCAAGATTACAAGCAGCTTCGTAGAAAGGATCGGGGGGACACAGTCCCCCCAAATATACCATGCCAACATATACCTTTATTAATGTAGAAACAGAAGAAGAAACTACTTCTGTTATGAGCCTGTCAGAAAGAGATGAATTTCTTAAAGACGGTAAACATAAACAAAAACTTATTACTCCAAGAATTGTATCACAGTCAGGAAGTACGTTGAGTAAAACGGACGACGGCTGGAAAGATACTCTTAGGAGAGTTAAAGCCGGGTCTGCAAAAAGTAATACCATTAACGTATAATGAGAGCTCGCAATAAATCTGGAAATAATTCCATGACGGTTCGCTTGGACGATCTTCTCCAATTTGAGCCTGTAACCAAGAACCAAGAAATCGCATATCAGGCGTGGGATGAAGGGGATAATTTAGTATTATCTGGATCTGCCGGCACCGGTAAAACTTTTATTGGAATGTATCTAGCTCTAGAAGATGTATTAGATAAAGAAACAGAATACGATAAATTGTTTATTATAAGATCTATGGTACCGACCAGGGACATGGGATTTCTACCAGGATCTAAAGAAGAAAAAGAACAATCATATATACTACCGTACAAAGCAATCGCAAATGAATTCTTTGGTGATGTAGCATCATATAACAAAATGGTTACAGGTAAACAAATAGAATTTATGTCGACCTCGTTTATTAGAGGCTCAACGTTTGATAATTGTATTATGCTTGTAGATGAAATGCAAAACTTGACCTTTCATGAATTAGACTCTATCATAACAAGAGTTGGAAAAAATAGTAAGATTATATTTTGTGGTGATTATAAACAATCGGACTTTAAATTTCAAGATGAGCGTGATGGCATCATGAGTTTTTTAAATATTGTAGAACAACTCAAAAATTTTACTATGGTAAACTTTGGCTGGGAAGACATTGTTAGAAGTGACTTTGTGCGAGACTATATAATGACAAAAGAAATGTTAGGATATTAAATGAGCATAGTAATATATGGAAAAGAATTTTGCAATTGGTGCGACAGAGCTGTAGAAGTATGCACTCAATATGAATTAACGTATATTTACAAAAGCCTTGATGATAGATTTTCTGGTCAGGATACCTATGCAGAATTACAAGAATTAGCAATAAAAGATAATATTGCTATTAAGACTGTTCCTCAAATTTGGTGGAACGGTAAACACATCGGTGGTTATAGTGATTTAATCACCGCAATTGAAAACAGTAGAGAATATGGCCAAGGAGGCTTCTAATGGCTAAATTTGGGAGATACGATCCTCGCAACAAAAAGAAAGATCGTAATAAAAACCATTCGCTTAATAAAGATAATAGAATCCGTGAAACTGATCAGATGGATGATTCGCAAGTACTATTGCGTGAAGTTTTATACGAAGATGATTACATTGATGACGGCCCCCAGCAATTAAATAGCTAAGTTATTGTTTTTATTGCAAACAAAAAGATGTACATTCGCTTAATTATAGTGTAGAATAATACTATAATTAAGGAGAAATATATGATTGATAATTTGAATAAAGTAATCCTCACAGATTGTGACGGAGTCCTGATGAATTGGGAATATGCATTTAATACGTGGATGCAAGCTCATGGCTATGAAATGACTGCAAGCGGTCCAGGCCATTATGATATGGGTGATCGTTACGGACTAGCTAATGCTGAAAAGAAAAGACTAGTTAAGTTTTTTAATGAATCAGCTGCTATTGGATTTCTTCCTCCATTACGTGATGCTATGCATTATGTTGACCTGCTACATCGTAAGCATGGTTATGTCTTTCATATGATTACTTCTCTATCGCTTGATCATAACGCTCAAGCTCTTCGTATTCAAAATACTAAAAAGCTATTCGGTGAAACTGCATTCGAAAAGTTTATCTTCTGTGATACTGGAGCTGATAAAGACGAGGTTCTAGAACCTTACAGAGCTTCTGGTCTTTTGTGGATAGAAGACAAAGTTGAAAACGCTGAGCTTGGCGATATACTTGGTTTAGAAAGTGTTTTGATTGAACACGGTCATAATATGACAAATAATAAATTCCCTTTAATGGCTAGCTGGAGTGATCTGTATGAATATATCGTTGGCTGAACTTCTTTCCGATCGATACCAGTATGAAGAAATAGTAGGTTTTAGAAAGACCTATGATTTACCCACATATACTGGTGATATAGATAGTTTATATTATTTTGTGAATCATAGTGCTAAAAAGAATCGATTTAGAAAACGATTTGATGAAGCTATGGATCTAGCTAAAAAGATTTTAGAGAGTTATGAAAATGAAAAAACTGATTTATCAGGTGTACACCGGCAAACGTAATAAATTATACGATACTTGCACTTCTTCCGTAAAACAATATGCAGACCGTATAGGAGCAGAATATATCTGCCAGCGTCAGCCTATTCTTATGATTAAACCAGACCCCTTTCTAACTAATAGGCATCCTAGAGCATGGGAGGAGCATGGCGGTTTTCTTCCAATCTTTGAAAAAGAAAATGCATTTAACTACTTAAAGTCTTATGATAAAGTAGCTATCATAGATGCAGATATTTTTATCAGAGAAAATGCTCCTGATATTTTTGATGAACTTCCAGAAGAATTTGATTTCGGTGGCGTGGTTGAAAGGGACATGCCGCTTACGGAAGGCCAAAAGAGTAAGGTAAGAAGTTATTCTCATGCTCAATACTCTACTATTAAAAATGTAGATTGGAAATGGAATAAAGCTGGTGCCGAATATATGAACATGGGCGTCATGCTTATGAATAAGTCAATTTCTAAATATCTTAACGGAGAGACCCCACGACAGTTTCTTAACAGACCTAGATTTAAACCATTTGTTG